GTACGCTGCATGATCGTCCCCGGCATAAATTATCGTTTCATTACTGCGCTGCTTGACCCTGTCAAGGCCAAGGTAGTTTAAAATGCCCGCAATATTGGGCTTACCGATAATGTCACGTCCAACCTGCGTCAGGTCGGTCTGGCTGGCCGTATCCACCCCCGTAAAATACGGGAGCTTATTGGCACCAGTCACCAGTCCGGCCAGTGCCGTCAGCGTCGCATCAAGGGGTTGTTTTTGATTAAGCCTGTTGGCAACTGAGCCCTCTGTTGCGAGCTCAACCCAGTTCATCCAGGGGCCGTCCACACCATTCCACTTACCTGACAACCCTCGGATAAACTTTTTTCCATCAGAAAACGCGGTGTACTCCTGCTGAAGGCCGTATGCAGATGGCATAGCAAGCAGTACGCCTGCCAGTGGAGCCGGGTAGTTATTTGCACTGGTGGCGTCGTCATTGGCAATCTGGAAATAAACCCCCGCATCACGCGGATCGCCAATTTTATTTAAGTCGCCTGTCAAAGACGATTTAATCATCAATGCGCCATAGTTGTTTTCCGACATAAGCACCTCTGTAATTTTAATCAGATGCGATTATCTTCGCATCGGTGCTTGAGTGTGCATTATGGGTGCGAGCGGTAACGCCGCCAGAGCGTGCTGGCGGCTGAGTTGAGAGGTCAGGCTATCATTTCCAGGCAAAGCGAATAGAGATGCTCCTGAGTGCCGTTAAGGGCCTCAAACGCGGCCTTGCCGCCACACGTCCCGTCAGCGTGAACCGGAACCAGCCAGGGATAAATAGCGCGTACAGCGGCTGGCGCGGCATACTGGTGGTGACAGTCACAAAGCGAGAGCACGTAAGCGTGAGCGCCGTCTGCCGTTCTGCCGTTAATGTGGTGAATGGTAGCGTTCTCATTCACCACACCATGCACATAGCAGGCAATGCAGGGCAAGGATCCAATTTTATCCATCATGTCGCGTTCAGCGGTGCGGGGCGTACGTCCTTTTAACCCACGTCCAGACGGTTTACTTTTTGCCCGTTCAGCGTATTTGTTTTGTCGAATACGCTGCTTTTCGTACTGCTCAGCTCGCCATTCCGGGTCTGCCTGCTTCACACGCTGGCGGGCAATCGCCCGCGCCTGATACTCACGTTGCTTTTCAAAGTGACCCTGTAACTTTTCCTGTTCGGTTTTCATGACCGTTACCCCACATGTCAGTAAGGCAGGTCAGATTCAGGAATATAAACGGGTAACTCGCTGGCGAGCCCGTCAGTCTCCACGTACAGGATGAGCATATCGAGATACCCGGCTGTATAAGCGTCACAACGGCTGGCTATCTCATGGAGTTGCTGGAGCTTTGTTTCAGTGCTGGCGTTGCCCTGCGCAATCTCAATGGCGATCGCCGCTTTCTGGTTCATCACCTGCGCCACATCAGCGCCTTGCTCGCGGTCGAGCCGGGCCTGTGCTGCTCTGATAGTGGATTCGCTGGCTTCGTCGTCGCCGTCAGCGCCGACAATATCGGTCAGGCTGCGGGCAATGGTCATTTCAGGCTTTGCCAGCGCCTCAAAATTAACATTCCCGGTCATCAGTGACAGGGTGTAGAACTCACGGCAGGCGTTATACCAGTTGCGGCGGTGGTAACTGGTGTCATTGTGAACCTCGCGCATGTTGAGCCCGGCATTCACATGGGACTCCATCAGGCGCATGGCGATACCCATGATTTCATCATCATGGCCTTCCTCAACAGCCAGTACGAATGACTCTTCCTCATCACTCAGCGGAGTGCAGTCCGGGATAAACGTAGACGGCGGCGTAATCCTGTCGCTGGAGTCGTAAACGTTGCTGTTGTCGGCGGTGGAGAGCGCTACGGTTGTCAGGGATTCGGCAATATCCATCGCTGTTTCAGCGCTGACGTGCTGGCCTGTGCTGGTGTCGATAAGGTTATCACCGTCAACCTTAAACCGTCCGGCATCCTGATAGAAACTCTGCCAGTGAACATCCGTCAACCCGTAGCGCAGAACAGTGTCACGCGCCTGCTCTGCATCGCTTTTCAGGCCGTCGACGCGGGTGATGGTGTCCTCTGCCACTTCTGCTGGCGTGCGCAAAAACGGATTACGGGCTTTCGCCTGGGCGATAATGGCCGCGCCGGTAAATTCACCGGATGCAACCAGCATGTTGAGGATCGCTTCCGGCTTAGTGCGGGCGCTGGTGGTTGGCCTCCATTCACGGGCGCTGTTTATGGCGCGTGCTTTCCGGCGTTCGCGCTTGCGATCTGCCTGGTCGATATCGTCATCACCATCAGTGATATCCAGCGCCTGACGCAGGCCATAGCGGCGGAAATAGGTGAAGGTCGCGCCAACCTTCTGGCACTCATCCAGGCGCTTATCTTCTTTCATGTACGCCGGGAGGCGGAACGATACTTCCGTGCTGGTCGGGATATGCAGGAAGGTAGTCACCATTTCAAGCGACAGCTCGCTACCTTTCTCAAACTCCTGCTTAAGCATCAGGCCGTGCTGGTAAATCGGATCGCGCAGCATGTCCAGCATCTGGGCGAGGCTGGCATGGGTGAAGTCCAGAGCCTCGTTATAGCTGTCCCTCTGTGGGTTTTTGATTCCGTGAATCAGGTGCGCCAGCGCTTCGTGTGCGTTGGCATACTGCTTCCCCGGCGCAACATAAACCTCTGGCGCGGTAGCTGGCTGCACTTCCTGTTTTGCTCCCTGATTTGAGGGCTTTTTAGCGGCTGGAATCATCGCGGCACTGGCATAGCCAGCGGCTTTAAGACAGGTGAGGGTGTGCGCCAGCAGTTCGGCAGCGTCGGGGATGGTCAGTAATGTGTTCATTGGGTGCTCCTGTTTGTGAGACTGAGCCCTTTTGTAGAGGGCGGGGTGGAGCTACAAACCGCAAACAGACGGCGGACTTATTCACAGACGGAGAGGCCTGCTATTCGTCGCACTCCACCCCATAATTCAGCACTCACGTAGCACGCGCTACCAGAGCATAAATTCTGGGTACAAAAAAATCACGCTGACGGGGTGATTTACCGCTGTTTGCTGAGGTGTTTGTAGCACCTGATATAGATCTTATTTCAACTACAAATCTGTTGCAAGCAAAAGAGTCAGTGTTCGATTAACCAAACTCTCATTTTCAGAGAGTTTGGGGTCGCATTTCAAATTCCACCCTTGATTACCTCTCACGCCGTTTTTGATTGCACAAAGCAGAGTCGCCATAATCAGACACGTTAAACCCCTTGTGTATTATTAAAATTATTAGTGCTGCTGACTTTGTGATGTTGAGCCATTCCGCCCCCGGAGTGGCTTTTTTTTATTTGTACTACACGCCAGCGGTAACGCCGTTTTTAACCCTCCCGTTTCCCCGATACGCTTCAAGCCTCACAAAGGGGGCGTTGTGACCATAAAGATAAGTAAGAGAGACGATGCTTTTGCAAAGCTGGTAGCCGAGGAGCGGGAAGCGCCGGGTTTCAGCTATGCCAAATCGCGGAGCAGAGAGTACAAAGGGTTTAATGATGATTTTCAGGCTGAAAAGTTGCTCAAAGACAACGAGATACAGCAGGCGGTCAGCGTTTACCGCAAGCACATTATTGCCAAAGATATTGTTGGTCGGCAGGAGGCACTGATTGACCTGTCGGCCCGTTTTCGTGCGCCGGATGCTACCGCTGTGATGCTGGAGCTACAGGCGCTGGAAAAGCAAAGGCTTGAGCCCGAGGTATTCCGTAGCCGCGTGGCGGCGATCGACACCAGAGCCGTGAAAAATATAAAGCGAACCAAACACGGCTGGCAGGTGGAGGGACTGGATAAGTCGAATCTTGCGGCGCGGATCCTCACGCTGGCCGGGGTCGATATTAGCAAGCCGATTTCCGATGAGGGTAAACGCATTGCGCGTGAAACGCTGACCGAGATTTACAGGGACATAGGCGACGATGACAGCGATTGAGTTATCACAGGAGCATGACTTAGAACGGCGCAGCTACTGGCTAACCGAAAAAAAGAAAATGGCCGAGTGGCGGCGCACTATGCGTGCGTTGACCACAAAACCGCACCGCGTTAAATGCCTGCGCGGTGGCCGTGGTTCGAGTAAATCATGGCGAATCGCTGAGGCACTGATTGAGCTGACTGTACGTTATGACCTGCGCGTCCTGTGTTTACGCCGGGTGCAGAAGTCTATCGACGCCTCATCCCATAAGTTACTAAGCGATACGATCCGCCGCCTGGGCTATGAGTCAGAATTCACCATTACCCAGAACAGCATTAAGGCTAAATCCGGCGCTGAGTTCCGGTTTCTGGGGTTTCAGTCGAACTTAGACAGCATCAAATCTATTGAGGGTGTCGACATTTGCTGGGTGGAAGAGGCGCACGCCATTTCCGCCGAAGCATGGGAAACGCTGGCCCCGACGCTGCGTCGTGAAGGTGCAGAGCTGTGGATTACCTTTAACCCGGCGTTTGCCTGGGATGAAACCTATGTCCGGTTCGTTCTCAACGCAGAGGATGACTGGTTTGTAGAAGAGGTGAACTGGTATCACAACCCGTTTTTCAATGAGACGCTGAACAAAGAGCGCCTCTACACCCTGAAATATTACCCCGATCGCTACGACAACATCTGGAATGGTGTCCCTGTGAGCGACCTGCCGGGCGCGGTGGTGAATCGCGGTCACCTTGAGAAGCTGGTGGTTAAGCCAGATTCGAAACTGGCTAAAGCGTGCCGTACTGGCGTTAAGACGGCGGTGCTCGACGTTGCCGATGACGGTGACGATGATTCGGTGCTGTCGTTCTTTAACGGTCGTTTTCTTTACCGTGTGGAAAGATTGCAGGCGCGGGACACATCGCAGTTGGCAGCGCAGGCACTCAAAATGGCGGAAAGCGAGGGGTGCCAGGTACTTATTTATGACTCTGTCGGGGTAGGCGCAGGCGTTAAAGGCGAGCTCAACAAGCATGATGATTCAGAAATTGAGTTCCGTAAGTTTGTCGCGCAGGGCGAGGTATTACGCAAAGCGTCACGCTATCGCGGCGGCAGGAAAAACGAAGAGACATTCCAAAACCTGCGCGCCCAGGCGTGGTGGGCTTATCGCGACGCAGTCAATGATACGGTGCGCTGGATGGAAACCGGCATTATGCCGCCTGATGGTCTGTTCGCTATCTCCAGCGAAATACCGCGCCGCTATCTCGATCGCATCCTGTCTGATTCGACGGGCGTTATGTGGGAAACCACGCCAGAAGACAAGATTAAAATTGAAGCAAAACCAAAGGTTAAGAAACGGCTGGGTGTGTCCACGGACTACGCCGACGCCATATTCCCGCATCTGGTACGCATGAAATCAGGAATTATCCAATGACGAGTAAAACAAGCCTGATTCCCGTAGAGGGGATCCTGACCAAAGAGGGCTTACAGCCCGCGACCTACAATCACGATGGGTACATGTCCATGATGACCAGCGTTGCGGCTGGTGGCATGGCGCAGGGTGCTGCGGGTATGGGCTCGCCGACCGCAAACCGCATGAAGGCCCGCTCTGTTGAGGGGATGATTCCGCTGGTGGCAGCTATGGCCGGGGAAACGTCCGGTATTGGCTGGCGCATCATCACCGAACCGGTTGCTGCGGCCATGCTCAACCAGTTTACGGTGGTTACAGAAAACCCGGATGACGCCGAGAAAATCAAAGACCTGTTTGGCGATATGCGGGTGTGGCAGTGCGTCGAAAAGGCTGTCGTTTTAAAACGTCATATGGGCTGGTCTGTGCTGGTTATGGGGGAAGAGTGGGTGCGCAGCCACGGCGCAAACTGGATTACCCCGTCTAATGACTGGTTCGCCGATTATAACTCTCCGCTGTTTGGCCTGCCGGAGGGCTGGCGCATCCAGTTACGCAGCCCTATCGGCGGCGAAGTATTCATCGAGCAGGAGGATTCTATTCTGTTCGGCGATCCGGAATACCAGCCAATCTATTCGTGCGCTGGCATTGAGTTTGGTGCGCCGCTGCTGAGCAAGCCTTACGCCTCATTGCAGCGGCTGGGGCTGTCGCATGAGTTGATAATCAGCATCCTCTCGCTGTCGGTGCAGGATATCTACAAAAAAGAGGAGCTGGCAGAGGACTTAAAAACCGCTAAGGGAGAAGCGCAGGTCGCCCGGCGCATTGGTGGCATTGCTGCCACGCGCCACCTGAACGATATGATTGCAGTGGACAAAGATGAGGCCATTGAACGCCTGCAAACAAACATGACGGGTACTGCCGACCTGGTTGATATGGCGATTAAGCTGGTGTGCGCCGAAACAGGTTTCCCGATCGCCATGCTGGCCGAACGTAAGGGCGGGCTGTCGAACAGTGATACCAGCGCAGACGCACAGTGGCAGAATCTGGTTTCTCACATCACCACCAATGACATTATTCCGGCGCTCAAAAAGCTGGCACTGCGTTATCTGGGGATCCGGGCTGAGTTCGTCCCGAATAAGAGCCAGGGGCAGATAGACCGGGAAGTGGGCCGGGATAAGAAGGTCGCTGAGACGGCACAGCTTTACTACTCCATGCGTGCAATCACCAGTGAAGAGGCGCGGGCGACGGCACAGGAAACCGGGGCCATTAAACTGCTGTCTACTACTCCGCCCGCCACTGGAACCATAGATGATCAGGACGATGATGATGCAGACCAGAATCAGGATAAATCGAACCAGGGCGGAACCAAAGAAGGCCAAAGCGAGGCCAATAATGGCGAAGAGTGAACCACGGTATGATGCGGGCTATCCGCTGGCGATTGAATCAGTCTACGCTCAGCGCCTGGGTGACTGCGCCCGGCAGTACGGTAAATGGGTTCGTGATGCCTGTTTGAAGACGTACCGGGCGATCGGTAAATCCGGCGCGGTCGTTAATACTGACGCGGCAGACGGCAGGGATATTTCAGCGGATGACCTGCTGGGCGAGCTGGTCACGGCGGCAACGGTTAAAAAAGTGCGCGTTTATATTCGCCAGAAGATGGGGCGAAACTTCTCAAAGCTGACGCGGGCGAAGCAGGAATCCATTATCCGCGCCGTGGCGATGGAGATTGCGCCGGATTCGGCGCTTTTTCTCCGGGCCATTCCCGCGCTGCTGAAAGATGGAGAATTCGGCGCAGTACCGGCTTACGCTATCAGCGAGGTACGCAGGCAATCAGCCATTGGCCTGGCTAAAGCTGTATCAAAAGCCAATAACACCAAGCCTGACGCTTTTATCCGCGCTATCAACAAGACTGCCGATGACGTGCAGGCGACGATCGTCAACGGCAAGTTTGGTTTTACAGACGCTTATTACGAAACCTATTACCAGCGATTCCGTGTTGACGGCGTGCCGCTTATCGACCTGAAAACAGGCGCAGCGGCAACGGCAGACACAGCCGGGGCGGTATCAAAGCAACTTCTGTCACTTACCGAAACTATGCGCGAGGGCAGCGCGGTGCCGTCGCTGGCAGCAATGGACGCCGCCAGCACGCAGGTGCTCAACGCAGCCGTTGACGATTTCAGGCTGATTATCCGGGCTGCTGCTGATGTGGATCTCGCCCCCGGAATCACGCTGCCGCATGAGAGCATGGCAGACCTGATATCCGTTGATATCTATGACGGCGATAAAAAGCTGTTGCAGCAAACCTCTGACTGGCTGGAGTCCAGTATGGGGAGAATGCAGAATGTCAGCGAAGAGGCATTGCAGCGCGGCATCAAGACCATGCAGCAGGGGCTGCGCGAGGGCCGGGGCGTTGACGATATCGCCAACAAACTCGCTGACGAAATGGAGATCCCCTGGAGACGCGCCCGCAACGTCGCGCGTAACGAGATTGGTAATCAGGCGTGGAATCTGGAAGAGGCCAACGCCAGAGCAGGCGGGATGAAATATTACCGCTGGCACGGGATGTTAGACGAGCGCGAGCGAAAATTGCATGTTGTGCGGGAAGGACAGGCCTATACGCCGACCAGACCGCCACGAGACGGAAACCCCGGCCAGCCTCACGGTTGCCGCTGTTACCCTGAATGGTTGTTCTCTGCGTCGGATGTAGCAGACGCGGAGAGAGAAATTGCAGCAAGAAACCCCAGTCAACAATGACGCCATCAAGCAATGGGAGATAACCCCGGAAGGTTATCTCCAGATTGATATCCCGATCGCCCGTCCGGGCGTACTGGTTTATGACCGCAAACGCGGTGATGCATTCACGGCAAAAGAGTACCGCTCAGCTGATGAATTGTTTAACCAGGACTCAATGAATACCTTACTTGGCAAGCCTGTGACGGTGTCACATCCGCGCAATGGTCTGGTTACTGCCAAAAACTACCGTTCCGTTGCTGCCGGGGTTGTCACCGCCGTCATGCGTCAGGGCAATGAGCTTTTTGCTCGCGCTCTGGTTCAGGACGAAAAGTCTATCCGGTTGATTCAGCAGGACAGGACATTGCGGGGCGCGTCGGCGGGCTATCAGTGTGACGAGAAACCCAAAGTAACGGGGCGATCTCCTGACGGGCAAGAGTACGACACAGAGCAACGGGGGATTCATTACAACCACCTGAGCATTGTGCGGAACCCAAGAGTTAAAACAGCGACTTTCAATCTGGACGGTGAACCAATGGAATTAGAAGAGGCGTTAGCCAAAATCGGTGAGCTGGAAGCGACTAATCAGACGCTTACCAGCGACCTTAGCAAGACTCGCGGTGACCTGATTAAGGCAAATAATCGCCTGGTCAACATGGACTCCGCCAGCAACGAAGCCTATGACCGTGGCGTAGCCGATGGTCGTCAGGAGCATCAACTTAAAGAAGCTGCCAAGCGCCTGAGCATCAATACCGACAGCCTGGGTGATATCAACCTGGTCAAACAGGCCATCATTCGTAAAGCCAACCCTGAAGTAAACATGGATGGCTGGAGCGACGAGCAGACGGATGTTGCGCTGTCTATGGCGCTGGTGGCCTGCGGTAAGAAGTTCGAACAAACACCGCGTAACCCGCGCACCCCTAACAACGATGAGCAGGGATCGGGCGCTAAATCTGCGCATCTGGAATACCAGGCTCGCACCTTTGGTCACAAAAAAGAGGCGGTTAAATAATGCAACTGACCATTAAAAACGACTTTGACGCAGGCTTGCCGGGCGACCTGGCTGTGCTTCCGTCATTCCGTTCGTCTGCCCGCGTGACCTCACATCGTGCTGGCGGTGATGTAGCGCCCGGTGATGCCGTCAAGCTGACCTCCGGCAATGATTCGACCGTGGTTGCCCTGCCGAATGCTGGCGCGGCAACTGATGCGATTGGCATCGCCGTGGGTGCGCATTCCAACATGCCAGCTGTGCCGGGATTTGGTAGCAACGTGAAAATTGGCGTCGTTACGATTAACTGCCCGATTGGCATTGTGGAAGAGGGCCCGATCCGCGTTGCGGTGAAATCTGGCGAATCCCCGAAGGTTGGCGACCTGGCTATCCCTAAAGGCCGCAACACCACTACCGGCTATATGGAGTGGGGCGTTGCGGGTACCAGCGATAAGAGCCGATTCCGCTTTGAGTCTCCTGTTCAGCGTGGCGGTACTGCGATCGTGATGGTCACAGACGGTGATTCTCTGGCGGCAGGCTATCCCCATGACGTAGCGGTTACTGGCGTGACGCTGGCTCCGAAAACAGCGTCTAAAGCTGTGGGTGCTACCCAGCAATATACGCCGACCATTGCCCCATCTGGCGCAACCAATAAAGGCGTTACTTATCAATCCAGTAATGCCAACGTTGCCACGGTTGACGCAAGCGGGCTGGCTACTGTGGTCACTGGCGCAACTACCGGGCAAACCGCAACCATCACCGTTAAGACCGATGATGGCGGCTTTACTGACACTGCTGTAATTACCGTCAGCTAACAGGGAAAACAGAAATAATGAACGAGAAATTACTTGCTCAAATGATGGGACAGCTGCTGGCGGAAGCGCAGGCGGGCGGTTCCATTCCAAACCTCAACACGGATGAGCAGGGGCTGATTTTCGCCCGCGATCTGATCTCCATGTCGAACGATGTTTACATGGAAGAAATGCCAGCTCCTGTCGCGCTGACCATGTTTGCGCAGGAGCCGGGCATCAGTGAAGGCGCGAAGTGGGCCGGGTATCGTATGTACTCCGCTGCTGGTATGGCGAAAATAATGGCGGCTTACGGTACTGATATGCCGATGATGAGCGCCAAAGGACGTGAATACTTCGCGCTGATGTACGATATTGGCCTGGGCTACGGTTACACCTACTCTGACGTTCTGGCGGCGGCTATGTCCGGTACGCCGCTTGATAACATTCTGGCGCTGAATACCCGCGAAGCGCATGAACGCACCGTCAGCAACCTGCTGTGGCGCGGCAACAAGGAATACCAGATTGTCGGCTTTATCGAGCATCCTAACATTCCGCTGGTGGCAGTAACCGGTGCATGGGCGACGAATGACGGCGATAAAATCTGTGATGACGTTTCGGCCATCATCGCAGCAGTGAACTCCACCAAAATCTACCAGGTGAATGAGTTCCATATGCCGTCTAAAGCCTGGTCCCGCATTCAGGGGCTTCGCCTGTCCGGCACTCTGGGTACCGTGCTTTCCTTCCTCCGCACCTCATACCCGGAAATCACCTTCCGCAAAAACTCGGATCTGGATGATGATGGTATCTGTATTGCGCTGGATAACACCCGTCGTCACTTCGCCCAGGCTACGCCGATCCTGTTCCGGCAGCTGCCGGTTCAGCGCTCTGGCCTTGACCTGTCCATCCCTTGCCTGTCTAAAACCGCTGGCGTGATTGTTCGCGCTCCGCTGGCTGCGGCTAAATCCTCGAAGGTTATCTAAATCATGGCTGAGAAAGAAACGGCATTCCTGACCAACACTACCGAAGCGCCGATCCACATCGGTGCCAAAAACGAAGAGGGCACGGTTATTACTATCACCGTTGCCCCGCTGGAAGCGGTGGAGGTTGATAAAGCCACGCTGAATATCGGCGGCGTTAAGCAGTTACTGGACGAGAAAAAGCTGAAGGTCATCTCAGCTGCGGAGGCTAAAAAGCTCACCAAAGAGCATGACGGCATTATCTCTTCTGAAGACGAGTAAGGCGATCTCATGACGGTAAAAGAATGGTTAGCCATTCTGCTACCGGGGATATCACTTGATGAGGGCGCTATTAGCGCCCTTTCTTCTCAGTGTGAGCGGCTCTATGACCTGCGGGCCGCTGCGGAATACGGTTACGACACAGACCGCCTTAAAGCGTTGTACGTGGCCGCTAATCTCGCCCCGATAGCAGTGGAAGGTATCAGCGCCAGTGTGCGCGGTGTCGCCAGCAGGCGTGAAGGTAAAGTGGCAATGACCTTTACTGAGTCAGCGCAAAAGGCTGGCTGGGAAGGTACGCAGTGGGGCCAGGAGTTCATAGCCGCGATGGGTAATCTGTCAGGTGGCTGCATTGTTATTGGTCATGCCTCATAGCAAAGCACTAAAAAGTGCTTCGAATATAAATCAATAAGTTAAATAAGAGAGATGAAAAAATGGCAGTAGTTCTTACCGCTAAACAAATCGAAGAACTGGCAGTTTTTGCTAAAGAAGATGGTCAGCCTAAATACACCATCACTACATCGACGATCCCTGAGTTCGAAGCGGATAACGGCGAGATTATCCCGGAATACACGGGGCTGATTGCATATTCCGACTCGCTGGAGCATGGCGTGTTGCAACTCGACGACTAATTAGCCATTACAAAGCCTGTCTGCGGGCGGGCTTGATAATGGCGTTATCGGTCATGCCTTTTAACGGGATATTCTGCTGCAAAGTCACGTTGGCCAGCTGCGATTTTCAGTACTTTAAAACTGCTAACGCTGGCCATGTCAGGTGAATATTCCATTTTCTAACTTTCAGTTTTGGAGTTTGATCTGTGCGTGGTGGAGCTAAGTTAGAAACTCGCGGCGCTGACCGTGTTATCCGCCAGCGTATCCAGTCGCTGGCGGGTGTAACCATCACGGTCGGTATACATCGCGGTAAAACCAATAAGGGCGTTGACGTTGCGATGTACGGAGCCTGGAACAACTTCGGCACTAAAAACGCTATGGGGTGGGAACTGATACCCGAGCGCCCATTCATGAAGTTTGCCTCCGATCGCATTGCTGACTGGATGCGCTCAGACGCCTACAAAGAGGTGTTGCGCGATGTGGCGCGTGGACGCATAACCCCGCAGCAGGCCATTGCCAGAATCGGCGCTCAGGCCGTCGCTATCACCCGCAAGACCATTACCGACTCTGCGCTATACCGTCCTAACTCCGATATCACCATTGCCCGTAAAGGCAGCACAAAGCCGCTCATACACAGCGGCGTGTTAATCCAGACCGTTAATTATAAGGCGTCCTGATGAGGCGATTAATTCAATACTGGCAACCTCTACCAGCTGAGAACGTGGGAGGCATTACCCGCCAGGAATACACAGACCAGCAAAGCGCATTTCTCAGCATGCAGCCGGTTGATGGTAATGGCTCGTTCCGGCAGTACCTGGCTGGCCGTAAGCCCCATGACTATCTGGAGGCTATCGGCGAAGCGGATCTCCTTGTGACTGAAGAGGGCGAGCATAACGGGGCGATCGTGCTCTGTGGTGGCAGATATTACGAAGTGGTGCAGCGCCAGGAGTGGCTCAACGGCGTGATTAACCATTATGAGTACCTGCTGTTTGTCATGAAAGAACAGGACGCGCTGGCGCTGGTGGGATAATGGCAGGCTATACGGTTAAATTAATGACCGTTCAAGGGGAAGTATCCTACCCGGATTACCGGGCAGAAAAGGCGACCTTCAGCGCTAACGGTAACAGCAAGGATATTCTCTTTACCCCCTACAACGGCAGTGATATTGCTTTCATCACGGCTATCGAGCTGACGGACGGCAGCGCTCCGGCGATTACGATCACCGCAGATTTCGCGCTATCAGTTGGCTGTGTGGTGAAGTTCCCCACTGGCACGCTAAAGCCCACTGACAGCCTGGCGAAGCCGTTAATCATGACGGGTGCGCCATATGTCGCTCTGGTGCGCCTGCGCCAGGCGCTGATGCAGCTGGTGGGGGATAACCCGCTTTACGCAATGCAGAAGCTACCCGAGCCAAAGGATCCGTTTACCGCACTCCATCTGCTCAGCTCTGGCCGGGAACCATACCCCTTTGCGAAAACGTGGGATGGTGATTACCGGGTGTATCACTATAACTGCTACGCCAGCGTGATAGTCATTCGTTCGGCTGATGATGCCCAGGAGTTTCTGGAGAGTTTTATGCTGGAAGTGGACAGCACTGGCGGTGATTTCTGGCAGTTCAATAACAATTGCAGTATTGACCGCTCAGGCGATTTCGAGAATAGCTCACCACTAATTGATAACCTCGTTTACCAGCAAATGGCTCAAGTGACATTGTCACTGCAATTTGTTTACCAGCACTACAAACGAGAGCGCTGGCTTGATAGCGCAACAGTGGAAAAGGGCAATAAGGTAACGATCGTTATCAAAGGTGCATAAATGGCAGATTTAAGCAGGCTTTTTAGTGTGAAGATTGGGCGGCAGGCTACAGCCGCGCAATATGGCGTGTTCGGTGTGGGGATTATCCTTGCGCCTGGCGCGGCGTTTTATGGGGTAGATTTTGGCAGCTATCAGGCTGCTGATATCACTGATTTTACCGATTTATACCGCGTATACAGCGGCGCGAATGCGGCGAACGATGCAGCTAAAGATGGTATCTCCGGAGATAACCTGCTGGCGGTTCAGGCTTACTTCTCGCAGAAGCCCGCGCCGGATACGCTTGTAGTCGGTGATTTGTCGGCGGTGTACACCAAAACCATGATTGCGCTCAACAGCGTTCCGGTGGTCGGTGCGCCAACGGCCACGAAAGCGACCATTGGTTATGTCAAAGGTAACGAATACCGCTATGCCAGCTATAACGGCACGGCGTGGTCAGGCAGCACTGGGGCAGCAACTGATATTGTTGCAGATCCGGGCGGTGCCGGGCGCTTCGCCGTGGATGGGCGTATCGTCTATCTGGAGGGGGCTGAGATTGTGCACGCTGAATCTACAGCCAGCGCAGCGGCGGTGCCAACAGCGATCGCCGCTATCAAAAACCAGCACAGCAAGTTTTTCATGTGCATGACGCCGACGCGGATCCTGTCCGTTCAGAAAGCCATTGCTGACTGGGTGGAAGCGCAGAGCGATAAGATGGGCGTGTTTATTGATGATTACACCGTTTCCTCCTGGGCCACGGATAGCATCACCAAATACCTCCACGATAAAAACATGGCCGGGTCGTTTGCCGTCAGTACCAAGCGGGCTAAAAACTTCCTTGATGCCGCGATGGCCGGGCGTTGTCTGGTTATGCAGCCGGGTTCTGAGACATGGGCGCTTAAGACGCTTAATGCGGTGCAGGCTGATGACTTTACCGAAACCGATTACCAGAAAATACGTGCACTCAACGGCAACACGTTTGAGGACTACGGCTCTGGCATCACGGTAACCTATCCGGGCCTGACGGGTGACGGTGAGTCTATCGAGGTTATTCGCTTCGCTTACTGGCAGGCCGACCGCATGCAAAAAGACCTCGCTACGCTGTTTGTGAACCGTAACAAAATCGGTCATGACATGCCGGGCTATGAGGTTGTGTGCGCCAAGATGGAAAGCTCTTTGCAGGCTGGTAAAGACGCGGGTGGCATCATGCAGGACTTTACCGACGCAAACGGCGATCTGATTCGCGGATTCACCGTGAAGCGCCCGACAATGGCACAGGTGAGTGCCACGCAGCGTATCAGCGGCGATCTAACCGTTGAGTTTGAGTTTTACCTTCGCCACGCCATTAAGCATGTTAATGCTGTTGGCTCGGCATTGACCTACGGAGTGTAACCAATGTCGTATTTAGGCGTAATGTCATCCAAAGACTGGCTGATTACCGTGGGGATCCTCCCGGTGGTTGGTCTGGCTAAAGACAGTAACATCACACTGGAAATGGCAGACGACCAGGTAACGGTAACGTCTGGTATTGGCGGTGACTGGTCTTTTGTGGATAACCCGACCGATGAGGGATCGCTTACGTTCGTCACGCAGCGCAATTCCCCCTCTAACACGGCGCTGGCGTTAATGCAGAAAACTAAAGCTGTCATTCCGGTAACGCTGACGAATACCCGCAATATGTCGGTTCACCGCTTCACTCATGCCATGTTTACCCGTCAGCCTACTGACGGCGCAAATAATGGCGCTGGCGCTCAAACGCTGGAATGGAAGCTGGTAACTGGTGAGGTGGATTCGGTCATTAACGGGGTCAATGTGGTCTGATGGATAATCCAGTCAAGCAAGTAGAGATTAACGGCAAAGCGTATTGCATCGTCCGCATGAGTGCCTTCGATGCGATCCACTTCAATCTGCGCGTTGCGGAGATCCTGTCTAAGCACGGCATCAGCCAGGTAGAAAGCATCCTGACGATGTCGGCCAAGATTTTCGGCGTGCTTAACCGGGCAGACCATGATGAGCTGCTGTTTACGCTGCTGGAGAAATCCCGAGCACAGGACGTAGAGAGCGGTAACTTCATTACCAGCTGGGACGAAGTTAACCTGCACTTTACCCCGGAAAACATCGCCGATGTTTATCTGGTGGCGCTGGAGTGCCTTAAGCTCTCCGTTCTCCCTGTTACAGCCGGCTTAAAAAAAAATATTGGTCTGGACACAGCGGCAACGATGCAGGGGGCCATGCGGCAACTGTTCAGCGCCTTGTTGAAGACCTTAGCCCCACCGTCCGCACAGAGCTCGTCATCTGGCGAGTGATTGAAAGCGGCCTGATTAGCTACGCAGATGTAGAGTCAGGCCGCGCCTCCTTTGATTCCATTATGAGAGCTTCCGCCGTTATCCAGTTTGATAACGCGGTTCAGCACGCGCTTAGCAAGGTGAAAAAATGACAGACCAGTCAGCTGACCTCGTAACGAAAATTGACGTACTGCCCGATCTCGACGGGCTGGATAGTTTCGACGCAGCCATTGATAAGGCGATCGCCAAAGTTAACCAACTGGACGCCGCTATCAAGCGCGTCAATAATCTGAAGCCTGCCAGCCCGTATGCGCCGTCTGGTGCGTCAGCCATGCCAACGGCAGCAACGACCGCAGCAGTCGCCGCTATCACTGCTACAGGCGCAAATCTGATAAGCCGCACGCCGCTGGCCGATACCGTCAGAAAAGAGGCTCAGAAAGCCGCACGCGCAGCTATGCAGGGAACAGGAGAGGGTATTTCTGCCGGGCTACAGCTTCCGGGAAGGACTTTCGCTGGTGGGGGAATGGCTCAACCAGCATTATCATCATCAACGCCTTTAATTGCTCCTGCACCTGTAGCGCCCCCGGTTCGGGCTTCAGTTCCCACGCTGTCGCCAGCGCCTGCTGCTCCTGAGCAAAAACCGGTAGTCACTCCTTCGCCCGCGCTTACTTCAAATCCGGCTCCTGTAGCAGCCCCTACGCCAGCGCCAGCGGCGGCACCTACAACAAAGCCAGCTCCTGTTCCTGATTCTGCGCCAGCACCTGCAAACCTTCCGCAAAAGCCAGCGCTTAAGCCAGCTCCATCGCCTGTAGCAGAACCGGTGCCTGCAATACCTGCGCCGGTGCCTGCAATACCTGCGCCGGTGCCTGCAATACCTGCGCCGTTGCCTGCAACGCCTGTAAAAAAACCAGCAGTTACGCCAGCACCTGAGCAACCACCTACAGCAAAGCCAGCGCCTGTTACGGCCCCGTCTCCTGCTCCAGCGATCGCAGCAAAGACTGTGCCTGGTACAACAGTTCAGACCGTAGGGGGTGGCGGCGGTGCGCGTCTGCCTCCTATAGTAACTGAGGTTGCTGGTCAGCCAGCAGGGAAAGGTGGTGGTCTATGGGATCCGAATGCCGGTAACCCTATGGCGAAGTATGACACCTCAGCGAGAGGGTTCTCAGGCGAGCCGCTTGATGCGAGAAAGAAACCGATCGCAGAAGGAGTGGAGCGGGCGACTGGCGGCGGTTTCAGGTTGGGAATGGATAACCTGCTGGCGGGAGCCGGGTTGACAGCCGGGATTGTCGCAGCCAGTAATGCTATGGCGGACAGCCTGGACACCATACAGCGCCAGCAGGCGCAGCTGGAGCGACTGAAGCAAACAACAGGCGATGCCAAAGATGCTTACTTTGAGCTCAACCGTGCGGCCAGTGATATGCGCAGCGATAGCGGTTCGTTTATCTCTACCTATACCAATATGGCTACAGCTACGGAGAAACTCGGCTTTTCTCAGGAGCGAACCATCAAAGCAACGCAGGGGCTGGTGGGCGCATTACAGCTGGGCGGCGGAAGTGAAGAGGCTAAAAGCGCAGCGCTTTATCAGATAGGCCAGGCGTTTTCTTCTGACCGGTTCGGCGGGGATGAGTTCCGCTCATTCATGGAGGCGATCGGCACGCAGGCACCTAAAGTTGCTGAGGCGTTTGGGACGGATGTTAAAGGTCTGCGCAAAATGTCAGAGGCCGGAAAGCTGACGGCTGAAACCATGTTCAAGGCGTTTGAGAAAATGGCCGCAAGTAACGCAGAGCTGCTTAAAAAGCAGGGCTGGACATGGGGACAGGTAACGACCGTTATGGGGAATGATTGGCAGGCATTTCTTGCCAAAGCGACCATTGGCGGCGAATGGCAGCGATTTACTGACTGGGCGGCAAATACCCTTATCCCAATCGTGCGAGGAGCAGAGGAAGAGGTTGCGGCGTTCTGGTCTACAATGGCCGACGAAAGTAAAACGGCGATCCTGATTGGCATTCTGGGCGCGGTTGGTGCTGCCTTTGCTGCGTTGGCTATTCCGGTGCTGGCGGCGCTGTGGCCGTTCCTTGCCATCGGTGCAGCGGTATGGGTGGTGTATGAGGCGTTCGTAGAGTGGAAAGCCTGGATGAAGGGTGAGGGCGGCACAATATTCGAAAGCCTGTTCGGTAGCTTTGATGAATTTGAAAAGCGGTATCCTAAAATTGTCGACGGACTAAGGTTGCTGTCTAAGTTATCAAATGGGGCTGGGGGAATCGCGCCGGAAAGTTCAGTTCCTTCACAGCCACAAGTAGATGAATATCTGAAAAGCAGGCAAGGAAAATCGATTATAGAAAAGATTTTTGAATATAACGGCAACTTTAACCCGTTGCCGGGGCTGGATAAATTCATAGGTCTATTTGGTATCGGTAATGAAGCATCTAGCCCGGCGAATGTTCCCGCAAAAGCTGGCACTGGGGCAACCATAACCAATAGTGGTAACACTACCAATAGCACCACGGTCATTGTGAACAGCCCTAAAGAAGCCGCAGAAACGGTGAATAATTTATCCAGTCCGGGGGCGATAAGTGACGGATTGGGTGGTAACATAGCGGAGTCAACGGGAGCAAGGTGATAAAAATGAATAAACTTATTGTTGCTGCTTTGTTATCTACATTTGCCGCAGGAGCTTTCGCCGAGGTTAAGCCATTCACTGATGACGAAGCTTATGGTTATCTGAAGCCCTCAGATGAGCATGTTTACTCAAATGTTATCAACGCAATGGTGAGGAATGATGCCGAGGCGTCATTGCAGTTGAACAAGACTGAAATGGGGTTTGATTTAACACCTCATTCAGTTAAAAAAATTGTGAGTGACTTCGAGAAAAATGAAATTGTCGCTACGGATAATTATGCCAACAGGGCAATACGCATTAAAGGCATCGTGAAATCTATCGGCCTCGATGCTTTCAAAAATGGTGTTATTACAATTTCCGGAGAGAAGGTTATGTTTGGAAATTTGGTGGCATCCGTGGATAAGTCGGCAGAATGGGTGAGAAAGGCAGGGAAGGGGGATAAGGTTGATGTTATTTGCAACATTAGTGGTTACACCATGCTTAACGTAGCTGCAAAATGTGATAGTGCATTAAATGTTACGAAGGTGGTTATCAAAAAAGAATATGGCTTAGGTGATCGCTTTACATTACCTAAATCACAGTCGTCAGCCGCAATTGCAATAATGATTAAAATGAGCGCCGATAAATTAAGCGAACCATGCGCCAGCGCAGGCAATGCATGCTTAAGGGCCTCAATGAGCGCACTTGATGGAAAGCAGATAAAAGCTAACAAGATTGATCCGCGCCTTTCTGGTTGGTTTGAGTCGTTACCACAACCCCCCAGCGGTAACACGATGTAACCCAGCCAGCGAAGATGAAAGAATCCTCTTATCAGGGGATTCTTTTTTTTTGGGGCTTTTATGTTTGATATTGGCATAGCCGCGATTTCAGCGCCGCGAGACGAAAGGGCTGTCATCGTTTTTGAGTCAGGTGTGACAGTGTCACTACGGCTGAAAATGCGTGAAGAGTTCAGTGTTAAACGAACGGTAGCCAAAGGCACACTCGAAACCGGCTACAAAGTTTCAGATGGTACGGTAGACGATCCTAAGATTATCTCCCTTGAGGGCATCATTACCGGGGCGGTATTGCCGTATACATTCGGCCTCCTCAACGTAACCCAAAACATGATGCTGGCCATGAACGAGGCTCAGCAGATTTCCGCAGCATATGAGCTTAAAGAATTTGTCTCCGTTTACACATCCTTCATGGCGATGCCGCAATCAGTAATTACTTCGCTAAGTATCACCCGCGAGCCAAAGCAAAATCATCTGACCATAAAACTGACGGCTGAGAAGGTCGAAACAGTAACCTTTCAGCGCTCCAGATCCGTCAAAGCAAAATCTTCCGGTACGGCAGGGAAGGGGAGGGTTTCAGCTGGTAAAAAGAGCGCTACGCCTGTTAGCGCGGCTAAAGAGCCACAAAAGGTATTTGCTCTGGAGAAATTACGGCGTGCTGTTGGAGGTCAGTTCTGATGGTTAGTGCCTACTATGAAGTGAACCTCATCCCCGGCATACCAGACCAGGAATTTACCACCTCTTTAAACGGCCTGATTTTGAACATGAGGCTGTACTTTTCCGACACCAGTAAGCTCTGGTGGCTGGAGATATCCAACTCAGATCGCACCGTTACGGTGTCACAGATTTGTATGCGTCCGGGCGTCTGGCATCCGCTTAGCGGCCAGATGCCTGGGTATTCCGGCAAGGGCGCTGTGGGTGTGGCTCGTCTGCGTCCTAATAATTCGTTCAGCAGCGTGGATGCCTTCAATGGGTCATTTGGCCTTTATCTGTATGACGAAGTGGAGAGTGATTAAGTGGGGAGACTGTATAAAAAAATAAACGAGCTTATGGATCAGAAACGGTTAGGTATGGCGATCTTTCTTGCTCTCTGCATCAGTTTTGCAGTCAGCGCGGTAAGGTTTTGGGACTGGTTCAAGTATCGAGTGGGGCTGATTACCGCAATGCTGGCAATGTTTTCCCTGAATGAATGGGCTGTGATTATCGGTATTTTATGCACCGTCGTTACATGCCTGGTGAACTGGTATTACGAAAGAAAAAAATATCTGCTGGCGGCTGGGGGTGAAAGTGGGAAATAAATCAAAACTAAGTGCCGCCATGCTGGCATTAATAGCTGCCGGGGCAGGCGCACCGGTTTTAATGTCCCAATTCCAGCATGAAAAAGAAGGAACCAGCCTAACGGCATATCAGGATAAAAGCCGGGGGGTGTGGACTATTTGCGGCGGGGTCACTTACGTTGATGGTAAGCCAGTAGTTAAGGGCATGAAATTAACGCAGGCGCAATGCGACAAAATAGATATGGCTGAGCAGGCCAAAGCGCTGGCATGGGTGGATAAAAATGTCAGGGTGCCATTAACCGCGCCTCAGAAAGTTGGTATCGCGTCATTTTGTCCGTGGAATATTGGCCCCGGCAAATGCTTCACCTCGACGTTTTATCGAAAGCTTAATGCCGGGGACAGGCCGGGCGCATGCGCCGAAATAAAGCGCTGGGTGCACGATGCCGGGCGCGATTGCCGGGTTCGTGAAAATAACTGCTTTGGTCAGGTGCTCAGGCGTGACCAGGAGTCGGAATTAACGTGCTGGGGACTGGATAAGTGAAAGCAAGATACGCCGTTGTGATTTGCCTGTTCGTGGGTGCCTCGCTGGGTAGTGCTGGCTGGGCTATTCACCATAACAGCTACGAGGCCGGGAAAACCGATTCAGACCGTGAATGGAAGAGCAAATGGAAAAGCCGAGATCTGGCTGACAATACTGCTCAGCTTGAACAGGAAAAAGCACAGCGCGACGAAGAGCGTCGACGCCAGACCGAGACAGAGGAGATCTCCAAACATGCAGAACAGGAAAAACAAAACGCCCTGGCTGAAACTGCTGCCGCTAATGCTGCTGCTGACAGGCTGCGCGGAACGCTCGCAGATATCCGGCGTAAACTCGCAGCCAGTGAGACAGGCCAGCTTTCCGCAATTGCCGCCAGCAGGCAGACAGCCGCCGAAACCGCAAGTTTGCTTGCCGACCTGTACGAAGAGTCTGACCGCCGCGCGGGAGAGCTCGCTGAATACGCTGACGCAGCGGCCAGTGCCGGAGGCGTCTGCGAACGCAGCTATGATGCGGTAACGCGATCTGTTAAGTGATCGAAACGGATCAATTAATGCCCGTTTATCATTGATGCAGGTTATGGTTGATTGAGAAGGGCGGGGATGTGATGTATATCGCTTGTTTGTAGTTGCATCAGAATGAAACTACATATACGATTAGACTCAGGATTCAGAAGGCTTTTCCTGATTTAACGTAGATAACAAGCGGATTACCATTTGTCACGCCCGATTTAACATAATATACATTATGCGCACCAGCGTAAATCCAGAGGAAATCTGTGCTTGTCAGTTTATGATTGCCCTGGTCAAGGAGCTGCATGTTTAAACGGAGTTTAACGGCGTCTGGTATACTTCAACCTTTTCACGCCCCCGCTGTAAACCTATGGAAATTGAATTAGATAAAAGTTTTAGAGAGCGAATTTTCCATGCTGTCATTTTTGAAGTAACGGCCAATGTTATCATCGCATTGTCACTGGCATGGTTGATGAACGTTTCGGTACTGCAGTCTGGCTCGTTATCTGTGATATCTGCACTTACCGCCACCGCCTGGAATTTTGTCTTCAACAAACTCTTTGACTCCCTGCAGAAAAAACACCGCTTTCAACGTACATTTCTCGTGCGAGCTATCCATGCGGTTGGCTTTGAAACAGGACTTATCGTCACCTTAATCCCTGTGGCTATGTTTATGCTGGATTTAACCCTCACCGAAGCGTTTTTTGTTGAGATTGGTCTTGTGTTCTTTTTCCTGCCATACACGATGCTGTACAACTGGCTATACGATTACCTGCGCTGGACCTTCGTTGGACGAAAGCGATCGGTTATGTAGCCCGTGCCGGTCAGTTATCTGGCTGGCTCATGCGTTAGCCAGCACGACCGATACCCCTTTTTCCGATAGCGCATTCACCCAGCTACGATCGGTATCGTCTTCGACAACAATGGTATTCGCCAGGGACACATCGCCAATCACAAACGAAGACGCGGTGTTAATCTTTTCCGTCGAAGCCAGAACTACCGTCTCCGCGGCTCTGCCGGAAAATGCACGTTTGATGCACGCCTCTTCGAAATCGCCGGTCGTCAGTCCAGCTTCCGGATGGATCCCGGTCACGCCCATAAAGAACAGGTCTGCATGAATATTTTCGATGCCTTCGATGGCCGCCGCGCCGACGGCGACAATCGAGTGTTTGTACAAGCGACCGCCGATCAGAATCACCTCTATAGATGGATGATTAACAAGCCCCAGGGCGATGCTCGGGCTGTGCGTCACCACGGTGATACGCAGATCGGGCGGCAAGAAGGTAATCAGCTCCGAGGTCGTCGTTCCTCCGTCAACAATCACCACCTGGCCCGAAGAGATCAGCTGCGCGCCCTTCTGCGCCACCTTTTTTTTCGCATCCATTTTAACGGACTGACGTTCCGCAAAAGGCACAATCGCGGAAGACGACGGCAGCGCCCCACCGTGAACGCGCTGCAAACGCCCTTCTGCCGCCAGTTCGCGCAGGTCACGCCGAATGGTGTCTTCAGAGACATCGAAGAGAATGCTGAGCGCTTTTGACTGGACCTGACCTTCGGCGCTGAGCTTTTCGAGGATCAATTGTTTTCGCTGACTGGTAAGCAT